AAACGGCGCATCGCCGCTGAGGCCACGCAAGAAGCGCTCCAGCTTGAAGCTCAACTTCCGCCAACAGCGGCCGCCCGCCGGCTGACCAAGAGCAATGCCGATGCATCCAAGAAGCTCAGTGCCGCCTTCGCCCGGAAAGAAGCCGCCTTGGGCTTTCTTCGTCCGAACGGTGATCGCCCTATTCATCGCGCCGTGGCTCAAGCCAGGGGAAGCGGTGATGCCGACCGTGAGCCGAACCGAACTTAACTCCGATGACATCGTGGCCGCCTTCGGCCTCGTGAAGATGCGTGGTCCCGCGGCCCAATCCTTCGGGACGTTCATCAGTTCGTGCCGGGGCAAGACTCAGTTCGAGACCTACGAGCGGGCGAAACGCAACGCCCGCCGTCACAAGGGTCTCGTCTCCTATCACTGCCGCTTCTGCCATTTCTGGCACAACGGCCATCGTCTCGAGAGGTGAGGGCGCTATGGTAGCGTTGCATCAAGAGCAGGTGACAGAGCGACAAGCGCGGGCTTCATCGAGCCGGGCCGAGCGCTTGCGCCGCCTGGGCGTTGTTCGGCCAGCGGGTGAGGCCAAGCCAACGGTACCGGCTCGGCGCCCCTTAGCGACTGTCACCAACTCGAAGCCGGCTGCGTCAGCACCGGTTGATCCTGTCCAGAATCCGATGGCGGCATACGAGCACACCTTTTGGTGCGCCGATCTGGTCTCCGACCGCCCATTTCATCCTCGCCGGCCAAAGATCAGCGATATTCAGCGGGCCGTTTGCCAGCATTACAACGTGACGCTGGTCGACCTGTTGTCGATCCGGCGCACGGCCAAGCTGGTGCGCCCCCGGCAGGTCGCGATGTACATCGCCAAGACGCTGCTGCTCAAATCCCTGCCGGATATCGCCCAGCGGTTCGGGGACCGCGATCACACGACGGCGCTCCATGCCGTGCGCAAGATCGAGGCACTGGTGGCCTCCGGGGATCCGGTCTCCCACGACATCAACCAAATCCTAAAGGCTCTCGGAGAACTGCCATGAACACGCCATGGGGACCGGAGCGTCTGGCCGAACTCCGTCAGCATCTCGACAACGGCCTTTCCTATACCCGCATTGCGGCCGCCATGGGCGTATCGCGGAGCACCATCGCCGGCAAGCTCGATCGGCTGGGCTGGCGCCTGGTTGATCCGGATGGAGCCGCAGTGCGAGCAAAAGCCCGCGAGCGAAAGAAGAAGGCCCGGAAGCGTGCGCGGCTGCGGCGCGAGAAGCTGAAAGCAGATGCGGCCAGGCGCGCCATCGGTCTCGGCTACAGCAAAACGTCTCCGGAATATCGCAACAAACTGCCTCCGGCACCGGAGATGACCAAGACCGAGCTGCGAGCCTTGCTAGCTCAGGCTGTCCTCAATACGACGGGGGCCAGGGCATGCAGATGAATGCGGATCTATTTGACTGGGCTAAGCATCGGCGCGATGCCGGCATGACCGAAGCGGCATTCGCCGAGGTCTTCAGCAATCCTGACTTTGCCGAGGCAGCCTATGCTGCGATCTGCCATGTCGCGCGACGGCAGTGCGAAGTCCATGTCGATCACGTGCTTCCGCTTGTCCGAGTGAAGCCGTCTCACCCAAATGCGTTCGGGTCCGTCTGGATGCGCGCCATCAAGGACGGGGTAATCATCCGGACCGGCACCGTGCGTCCGTGCAAGACGGACCCCGGTAAGCGGGCGCATCAATATCCTGTGTATGCGAGCGGCCTATTTTACGGGAGTGCTCGCGCATGAACGACCTGCCATCCGACCTGCGGCGCAAGAATCCCACGGTCACACTCGAAGAGCTGCGCGAGCGGTTCGACTACAATCCAGCAACCGGGCTATTTATTCGGAAGCGCCGACTTGGCAGACACGCCGCTGGGACTGTCGCGGGTGCCGTCAGCGCCATCCACGGTTACGTCTTCATCTCCATCAACAAGCAGCTATATCGCGCGCACCGGCTCGCATGGTTCTATCATTATGGCGAATGGCCAGAGGCGGGGTTTGAGCCTGACCATAAGAACGGCAATCGAGCCGATAACCGCATCTGCAATCTGCGATTAGCAACTCGTTCGCAGAACAACGGGAACGCCAAGATCCGCAGCGATAATTCGTCTGGATTCCGGGGTGTTTCGTTACACCGCACAACGAGGAAGTGGCGCGTCTCATTGGCGAGTCGCCATCTCGGGCTATTCGAAACGAAGGAAGAGGCGGTCGCGGTCTACAATGCGGCATCTGCTGAATATTACGGTGAGTTCGCAAAAATTGCTCGCTCCGGGCTGTTCTTTGGGCGAGGTGCGGCGTAATGGCGGGCCTCGCATCAGGAACCGGCAACAAGCGCGCTGCGCTCAATCTGCGGAAGGACGATCTATACGAGAGCCCGCCCGAAGCGGTGACGGCGCTGCTGCGCGTCGAGGATCTGCCGCAAGTGATCTGGGAGCCGGCGTGCGGACCCGGCGTCATTGCGCGGACGCTGCGCGCCGCCGGCCATCAAGTTTTTGCAACCGACCTGGTTCACTATGATTCCCCGGATCAGGATCAGGCAGGATGGGATTTCCTGCTTGAGCAGCAATTGCCGCTTGGTGTGCAGGCAATCGTCACCAATCCGCCGTTTAAGAACGCCGGCGAGTTCGTGGCCAAGGCGCTCCATCTTTGCCCGAAGGTCGTGATGCTGCTGCGACTGGCATTCCTCGAAAGCGACCGCCGGACGCCAATCCTTGATAACGGCCATCTCGCGCGCGTCCACGTCTTCCGCAAGCGGTTGCCGATGATGCATCGCGCCGGATGGGAAGGGAAGCACAGCAACTCCGGTATGGCGTTCGCATGGTTCGTCTGGGACCGCGAGCATTCCGGACCGACCCAGCTTCACCGTGTTTCGTGGGAGACCGCATGAACGCGAAAGACTTCGCTCTCGCAGCCATGAATCTCGTCGGCGGCGACCGTAAGGAAGCCTATGGCGATGCCGTAACCCATTATTCGTCGCTGGCAGCGCTGGTGAATGGCTATCTGGAATCCGTCGGTAAGGCGTCAGAGACGCCGCTGAACGCGCTCGACGTCGTTACCATCCTTGAGCTTCTGAAGATCAATCGGCGTAACTACGGCCCGTTCCGGTCGGACAACTTCATTGACCAAGTCGGCTATGCCGCGGTCGCCGGCGAGATTGCCAGTCGCATCAACGGCAACGAGGGCTTTCACCCATGACTTGCTCCCGCTGCCGTCAGCAACACAACAGAACCGGACAGCGCTATTGCAGCGCGTGTCATGCGGAGGCGCAACGAGAGTTTCGACGCCGATCATCGCGCTACGTCCCACGCAACTTCGGCAGCGTTTCACGTGAAGCCGAGCCCGACGAGGAGTTCGAATATCTATCGGCCGCCGTGGCCTCGCTTGAAGGGAGGGCGGCATAGTGGCGCAATCCAGTAATATCGAATGGACCGATGCGACGGTGAATTTCTGGTGGGGCTGCACCAAGGTCGGCGCCGGCTGCGATCACTGCTATGCGGAGGCTTGGTCGAAGCGGACCGGCGGCAATATCTGGGGCGTCGGGGTGCCGCGCCGGAAGATCAAGAGTGCGCCCGCGCTGATTCATCGGCTCGACAACGCCTATGCGGATTGGGCGGCGGACGCGACTTGCGCGGTCGAGAATGCCAAGGTGTTTGGTCTGCCAGTGCCGCACGTCGATACGCGGCGCCGTGTATTCATCCAATCCATGTCGGACCTTTTCGATACAGAAGTGCCGACTGAGTGGTTCGCGGAGGCTTGGACCAAGATCGAAGTCTGCAACCGTCTGGCCATCCAGATCGTCACGAAGCGCATCAGCGTGGTCGAGAAGCGATTGGCGGCAATCGGCCGGGCATCATGGCCGTTCCACGCTGGCCTCATGATTACCGTCGTGAACCAGGCTGAGGCAGATCGCGATATCCCGCGATTGCTGGCGTTGAAGGCCAAGTTCAATATCCCGTGGGTTGGCCTGAGCATCGAGCCGATGCTTGGACTGATCGATCTATCGCCATGGCTCGATCAGATAGATTGGGTGATCTGTGGTGGAGAATCCGGCGGTCACGCGCGGCCGATGCACCCCGATTGGCCTCGCGCCCTGCGCGATCAGTGCGCGGCTGCCGAAGTGCCATTCCTGTTTAAGCAATGGGGCGAGTGGGCTGATGCTGAGGATTGGCCCAGCGAATTGCAGGAACATTACGAACTGATCAATCGCGCCGACGGCAACTCCGTTCGTGTCGGTAAGAAGCGCGCCGGTCGCCTTCTTGACGGCGTCGAGCACAACGGATTCCCGAACACCCGGAGAGCCGCATGACCGCAGCAATGGGCCACAACAGCCACGCGGTGCCAGACGAGCCCGCGACCCGTTTCGCCAAGGACCAGCTCAAGGCCATCATCGAGCGCATCGAGCGGCTGGAAGAAGAAAAGAAGGCGATCTCCGACGACATCAAGGACGTCTACGCCGAGGCCAAGGGCAACGGCTACGACGTCAAGGCGCTGCGCACCATCGTGCGGATGCGCAAGCAGGACGCCAACGAGCGTGCCGAGGCCGAGGCGATCTTGGAAACTTATCTACAGGCGATGGGAATGATCTAGGTGGCCAAAGGCGACAAAAAACAGCCATGGTTCAAATTCTACCCGTCCGATTGGAGCGGGGACAGGAAGCTGCATATGTGCAGCGTGGCGGCGCGCGGGCTCTGGATAGAGCTTATGTGCGTCATGCACGAAGCCGAACCTTATGGATTCCTAATCACGGACGGTAAGCCGGTCACCAATCGGCAGATTGCGGCATTGGTGGGCCTGCCGTTGACCGACGCCGGAAAGTTGCTGGCCGAACTGGAGAGCGCGGGCGTTTATAGCCGCGACGAGAATGGCGTCATCTATTCCCGACGGATGGTCAAGGATAAGGCCAAATCGAAACAGGCGAGCGATTGGGGAAAAGGTGGTGGTAATCCCCAAATCACCAATACCGATAAGGAGGGGGTTAACCCCCCTGTAAACCCAGCACCTAACCACAGCCTTAAACCCCAGAGTCCAGAAGCCAGAAATACTGATACTGAAACGCGCGCGTGCCTGATTTCGCCAGAGGCGTTCGAAATCACGGCCGCCCTTGAGCGTGCTTGCGGTTTCAATCTACCCGAAGAGGTCCCGCCGGGATGGGTTGGCTGCGCCCTCTGGGTTCAGAAATGCCTCAACGAAGGCTGGATCGGCGCTGTGATGATTGAAGCGACGAAGGGTGTTGTTCGCCGGAAGCGCAACGGCTTCGTCGAGCATTTCAAATATCTGGAAAAGCCCTTGGCGGAAGCCATGGCGCAGCATCTTGCGCCGCTTCCGCAAGTCGAAATTCGCCAACCCGAAAAACTCACGGTGACCGCAAATGGAAAACAGCAATCAGGAAACATCATTCAAGCCGCTGACCGTCTCCTTGACAAAATCCGCAGTTTCGACGCGGGACCCGGCGGTGATGACGGAGTACGCGACGGAGCGGGCGCGACTTCTCCTCGGCTGTTATCGCAGGGGTGACGCCAACGATCCGGACACCTACGTCGCAGCGATCACCGCGACGCTGGCCCGGTATCCGGAGGATGTCATCCGAGACGTGACACACCCAGCGCATGGACTGCCGACCAAGAAGGACTTCCTGCCGACGGTACGGGAGGTCTACCTCGCCTGTGAGGAAATCATGCAGCCCCGTCGCGAGGCGGCGGCGCGTCAGGCTCGCATCGACAAGCAATTGGCTGAGCGCGCCGAGTTCGAGCGGGGGGCGATCAGGCGGTCGGCCGGCAGATAAGGAGGATGCGGCTTGAAGTCCGAGGAATACTTGGTGCGTGCCGAGAAGGCGCTGCGGTTACACGAACAAGGTGTTTCGGCGGTCAATATTGCCGAGCGGTTCGGCGTCAAGCGTCCGGCCGTCAACCGGATGATTGTGGACGCTAGGCTCGAACGGCGCCGCGCGGCGACAACAACCGAGCCCGTCGCATGAGCAAACACAAACCAGCCTCCATCCGCCGTCGCCGTCGTCTCACAGCAAAGCGTAGAGCGTACACGGCGATGAAGCGGGAGAGGGTGAGGCAATCGAGCGAGGAACTGAAATGAACGGCAATCTGCAACGGTTCTGGATGGTCTACGGCCTCGATCAGGGCGCGCCGACTGTGCGCCACGCCGCAGAGCACATTGCGGTGGCGGAAGCGAAGCGGCTGGCCCGGAACAATCCCGGCGTCGAGTTCTACGTGCTCCAGAGTGTAGCTCGAGCGGTAAAGGCCGATGTGGTCTTTGAGCGCATTGAGCCGTCTGACGAGATGCCATTCTAGCCCAGCGTATCCGGGTCATCATTTCAGTCGCCACCATTCAAGAATTGAAGGGATACGAGAACGTGCAGGACAAATTCGAAGTCGAGTGGCGTAACGCCGAGACGGATCCGCCCACGCGTGGCGTGTTCGTCGAACTGGCGCGTGCGGACGCTGACGGACGTATGCAGGCTCTCGACAAGGTCTACTGGTATCGCGCGGCTTGGAATCTGTCCGGGCTATTCTGGCGCTTCTCAACCCCGCCGACCTTTCGCAGCGGCAAGGACGAGCCAGGTATCCGCCCTCCGATTGATGAGGATCTGTGGTACGTCGTCATCACGGAGCCTGGGCAGGAAATCCGGACAGTTTGGAGGATTCACGAACTGGGCCATGAGCTCTATGTGCCGATCATCCGCCGGCGAGTGCCGACCGGCCGAACGGGTAAGAATGGCCAGAAGGTCACGAGGCTGATTGCCCGGCCGATGTTCCCGGGTTACGGCATGATCCGAAAGTCTGGTGGGGAGATTGCCAACGATCTGAGAAATGTTCGGGGCGTGAGCCGCCTGCTGAAGAACGAGAAGGGCGACTTCGTTGTCTTGCCGCACGAAGCCGTACTCTCGATCTTCCGGAAGCAGTCCGACAAGCATTTGGATTTCATTCGGCAGGCACCGGCCCGCCGCCGCAATCGGCCGGCGTTCAAGTGCGGCGATGCGGTAAAGGTCGAAGCCGAAGGCTCCGTCTATGACGGAATGCTGGCTAACGTCGAGAGAGTAGACGGCGCCGGCCGTATTCAAGTGTTGTTTGGAATGATCCGGCACACACTGCCAGCAGAGATGGTGGTGGCGGCTTAGTTACATCTTCTCGGCAATGCGCTCCAGGCTGAAGCCTTTCATTTTCAGAGCTACGTCAATATCTATCATTATATCGCGAACAATTTTGCAAGATGTTTTTGCGTCGGGGAGGGAGATCGTTCCAAGCTTCTCAGGATATCGAAATGCAAAGTTCTTTTGCATTGGAGTCTGATCTTCGACAAAGGAGGCGGCCTCTTTCGACAGGATAAGCCCATATTTTTTGCATGCGTTCATCGCGCGAGCTAGATCGTGGCTCTTATAGTCCGCCGGCGTCGGGTGGCGATTCGATATAAGATAGCAGGCGAACGCGTTCTCCAAAGCGAATCCAAGTAATAGAAAAACAGGAAGCGCCGCAATTGAAATCGGATCGTCCTTTTCAGTGATCCGTTCCGCCCCATGTCGCAGATTAACGGCATATGCGAATCGAAAGGCGGTCTGCTCAGAAACTGATCGTTCTTCGGTATTGTTGCCCATGTGAATAACCCCGAAATATAGTTGCGAGAAAGAACTAGATCATTTAACATAAAATCTGTTCAGTCTGCGCAAGATCGCAGGCTGAGAGCGATGGGTACGGACGGGTTCAAGGCCGCCAGTAACAGTCATCCCATTGCCGCCGGTAGATAGCCGGACAGACCCAGCCACAGTGCTGGGCTTTTGCATTTCCGAAATCAGCCCAAATAGCTCAACAGGTAGAGCGGCTGCTTTGTAAGCAGATGGTTGCTGGTTCAATTCCGGCTTTGGGCTCCAACTTTCATTGCGCGGATAGAGCAGAGATGGCGATGGACGTTGCCGATCTTCAGGCAGCATTTTCATATGAGCCGCGCACTGGTGAGTTGCGGTGGAAGCGCGCGCCGCATCCACGTTTCAAGGTTGGCCAATTGGCCGGGAAACTTACTCATCGCCACACCCGAATGGTCGAGTTTCGTGGTCGCAGCTTGCTGGTGCATAGGGTTATTTGGGCTCTCATGACGGGCGAGTGGCCGCCCGATGGATTGTTGATCGATCACAAGAATGGCGACGCATCCGACAATAGGTGGGAGAATCTTCGGCTCGCCACGCCAACGCAAAATTGTGCGAACACGAGGTTGCGGCGCGGCAAAGTTCTTCCCAAGGGCGTGACTACTCATCGCAAGAATGGGCGGATCGCCGGCTATCGAGCGCATATTTCGGCTAATGGCGTGAAGTCATATCTCGGCATTTTCCCAACTGCGGAAGCGGCCCATGTGGAATACTGCCGGGCCGCCAAGGCGGCCTTCGGTGAGTTTATGCGAGCAGCCTGAGGTGCGGCATGGGTGACGTCATCATCCTCCCGGTGACCCGCGTCGAGCGTGATGGCGGGAAGGCTCGCATTCGCCAGCGTCGTGTCGCTCGCAACCTTGCCGAGCCATTCACCGTTGACGATCTGGTGATGCACCATGCAGACCCAGCCGATACCGCACCATGCGAGTTGTGCGGGCAGACAGGTGATTGTGCCTAAGCCTCTCGACCGTCGTTACCGCAATCGTGAGTATGACGCCAAGCGTAGGGCAGAGCAGCCATGGCGCAAACTCTACAAGTCGGCGCGCTGGCAATCGTTACGCTCGGCGCAGTTGCTCAAGCAGCCGCTGTGCGAGCGGTGTGACCGTGAGGGCAGGGTGACGCCGGCGACCGTTGTTCATCACCGCCGGGCACATAAGGGTGATCAGGTGTTGTTCTTCGATCCAGCGAACCTGTCATCGTCATGCGCTCCCTGCCACGACCAGATTGAGCAGATCATCGAAGCGCGAGGCTTTGAGGTTGGGTGTGATCGCGATGGCCGGCCGATCGCCGCGGATCACCCTTGGAACGCCGGCCGCTAGCTCCCCCCCCCGGGTGGGGGTAATAAAGTTTCAAGATCGCGCCTCTCGCTGGACCGGCGCCCACCCTCCATACGCAATGGGACCAAAAAAGGAAGACCCCTTTCAAGTTTTGAGGGGTAGCGGGAAGCAAGAAAGCCAATGACCACGGCCATAGAATTGTTCCCCGGCCAACCTCCGGAGCCCGATTGGTCGGTCTATTACTCGGATGAGTTGGACCTCAGTTTCGTGCGGGCGCAGTGGCGGTCAATCATCGGTGAGATGCGGGACGCCCAGACGCTGTGTCCCGATAACGGGGATGTCATCAAGAGGTTGATAGGGCTTCGTTTGGAGGCCGACCGACAGTTGCGAGAGATGGGCGAGCGCGGAGCGATCCGTGCCGCGAAGAAAACGCGGGTCAGGCAGATCGACCCCGCGTGGACAGTATTCAAGCAGGCCAGCGAAGGGGCTGCAGCACTGGAGGCCGAGTTGGCTTTGAGCCCGCGGCGGCGCAATAGCGGTGGCAAGGTCCAGCGGAAAGCAAGGCGCGCAACGGCGGCGGACGAATTCCTCAAGCCGATTGCCAGCAGATCCAGTAACGCGGTGGGCAAAACGGGCGGTTGACGGCAAGTTTGTCGTCGGCGAACTTGTTTGCCATGCCGCTGAGCGGCATTTGAAGGATTTGGTTGATGGGCCGCGGCGCGGGCTGGTGTGGGATGCCGCCGCCGCTGGTCGAATTCTCCGCTTTATGCCGGCCATGTTCACGGTTACCGCTGGCGCAAAGGCTGGCTGTCCGTTCGAGCCGCTGCCTTGGCACATGTTTTCGGCAGGATCGTTGTTCGGCTGGAAACTCGAAAGTGGCCGGCTGCGTTTCCGTAGCGCGTGGATCGAGACCGGGAAGGGGCAAGCGAAGTCGCCGTTCATGGGCGCGATTGGCCTCTACATGATGGGATGGCACGGCATCCCGCGCGCCGAGGTCTACGCGATCGGTTGGGAGAAGCGCACCGCGAATATCCTTTTCACTGATGCGGTGTCGATGTGTCGATCACAAATCCCGGATCAGGACGAGGGCGATACGCTCGAATCTCGCGGCGAGGTGATTATCCGCGGTGTTCTCGGCAACGCATGGAAGATTGAGCATCCGGAATCGGGATCGTTCTTCCAAGCTCTTGCCAACACGGATGCGAACTCGGGCCCGCGCCCCGCGCTGGTCGCGGCGGATGAGATTCATGAATTCAAGTCTCGCGAGCCGATCGATGTTTGGCGTCGAGCTATCGACAAGCAGGCTGGTGACGCGCTGTTTCTGATGGGGACGAATACGCCGGCATCAACGCAGATTGTCGGCACTGAACTCTCGGAGCGCTACCAGAAGATCGCCAAGGGCGAATATGACGACGATGAATCCTTTGCATTCATCGCGCGCGTGGATGAAGCCGATCGCGAAACGATCTTCGACAATGAAAAGGCTTGGGTCAAATCTCTTCCGGCGCTCGGCGTGACTTTTCCGATTGAGAATATCCGAGGCGCGGTCAACACGGCGCGGACGTCGATGGCCGACGCGATGTCGGTCAAGCGGTTGTACTTTGGCATTCCGACGGGGTCGGTGAGTTTCTGGATTGCGGAGGAAGCATGGTCGGCGGTCCAATCGGACGGGCCGATCGATCTCCCAGCGTTGAAGAAGTGCCTGTGCTGGCTGGCTCTCGACCTGTCAATGAAGAACGACTTGACCGCGCTGACGGCGGTCTGGATCGACGAGTTCGGGCATCTCTGGGCAAAAACCTGGTACTGGACCACGAAGGACGGGTTGGCCGACCGCGCGCGAAGCGACAACGCGCCATACGAGCGGTGGGCCGAGGAGAAGCACATAGAGGCCGTTCCGGGCTCTGTAATCGACAAGACGTTCGTCGCCATGCGTGTCATGCAGTTGGTCGCGGAGTTCAATGTCCAGTTTCTCGCCTTCGACGTCGCCGGCATCGCTGATTTCATTTCCGCGTGCGAAGAGATTGGATTTCCGGTCTGGCGCTACGAAGGGAAAGACAAGCCGGAAGGCAGGGGGCTGAAACTCGTCCCGCACGCGCAGGGCAAGCGGCGCATGTTCGAAGAGCGGCAATTGACAATGCCGACGTCTATCGAGCGCTACGAAGACAGAATCCTGAGTGGCGGCATCACCATCGAAAGAAATCCGATCACCTATATGTGTGCCGCAAACACGATGGTCGATACCGACGGGCAAGGCAATCGTTGTTTCGACAAGAAGCGGTCACGAGGTCGCATCGACGGCAATGTGACGAACGCGATGGCCGTCGGCGCCGCGTTGGCGGATTTCGAGGCGAAGAAGCCGCAATACCAGATGATCATCATCTGAGGATTCCAAAATGAACCGAGCATATTCCATCCTCGCCGTGAAAGCGGTGGAGGACGACAAACGCACGATCTCAGGTATGGCGACGACGCCGGCACCGGATCGTGTCGGCGATATCGTCGAGCCCATGGGTGTGAAATTCACGAACCCGTTGGCGCTGCTTTGGCAGCACATGCACGATAAGCCGATCGGCATCGTGAAGTTCGGAAAGCCGACCAAGGATGGCGTCCCGTTCACCGCGGAGTTGCCGGTGGTGAACGACGAAGGCGCGCTCCGTGACCGTATCGAGGAAGCGTGGCAATCGATCAAGCTCGGCTTGGTGCGGGCCGTCAGCATTGGATTCCGCCCGCTCGAATACAGCTTCATGGAGAAGGGCGGCATCCATTTTCAGGAGATCGAGGTCTTCGAATTGAGCGCGGTGACAATCCCCGCGAACGCCGAAGCCGTCATCTCCGCCGTCAAATCCATCGACAAGGGACTCCGCGCCGCTGCCGGCGTCCCTGAACCCGAAATTCCAGCAAACCCTGCGACCGTAGCCGCGTCTGGCAAGAGCGTTCGCGTAGTTCGGCTGGCTGATCCCGCCCGCGTCGGGGCGAAACCATTTGTCATTCGCTCGATCCGAAAGGGATAATCATGAGCAAATTCGCAGAACAGATCACGGCCTACGAGGCCAAGCGCGCCTCGATCGTTTCCAGCATGGAGGCGATCATGGAGAAGGCGGCGGAGGAGGGCACCACGCTCGACGCCGCGCAGCAGGAAGAATACGACGGCTTCGAGAAGGACATCGAAGCGATCGACGGCCACCTCAAGCGTCTGCGGACGATGGAGAAGGCCGCCGGCGCCGCGGCGCGTCCCGTCAAGGGCGCGACCTCGGAAGAAGGGACCGAATCCCGCACCGTTCCGGCGCAGGTGAAGGTCGCTCCGAAGCTCGAGCCGGGCATTCAGATGGCGCGCGTCATCAAGTGCATCGGTTTGGCTAAGGGCAATCTTCCGCAGGCCGAACAGCTCGCGATTCAGCGCTACACCAACGACGAACCGGTGGTTCATGTACTCAAGGCGGCGGTGGCGGCCGGTAGCACGTCCAACACAACGTGGGTCGGCAACCTGGTCGGCGATGAAAGTTCGGTCTATGCCGATTTCATCGAATTTCTCCGGCCGCAGACCATCATCGGCAAGTTCGGCGCCAATGGCGTCCCGGCGCTTCGCCGCGTGCCGTTCCGTGTGGCGCTCGTCGGCCAAACCTCCGGCGGTGACGGTTACTGGGTCGGTGAGGGTTCCGCCAAGCCTTTGACCAAGTTCGACTTCAGTCGCACCACGCTGGACCCGCTCAAGGTCGCCAATATCGCCGTTCTGACCATGGAAGCGATCCGCGACTCCAGCCCGTCGGCCGACGTGATCGTTCGCGATCAGTTGGTCGAGGCCCTGCGCTCGCGGCTGGATATCGACTTCATCGATCCGGCGAATGCCGGCACCAATGACGTCAAGCCGGCGTCGATCCTCAACGGTGGTCCGGCCATCGTGTCGACGGGAACCAGCGAGGATGCTGTCCGCGTTGATATGCGTGCGCTGTTCCAGAAGTTCATCGATGCCGACAACCCGCCGACCTCCGGCGTGGTTCTGATGTCGTCGACGAATGCCCTGGCGCTCTCGCTCATGGTGAATGCGCTCGGTCAGGCTGCATTCCCTGGCATCACGATGACCGGCGGG